CCGCCTTCAACAACCCGGGGGGCCAGGTCTGGTACGTGGGCGCCTCGGGTTATGTAGCGGCGGGGGGCGGATCCGCTCCGGCCGACACCCTTTCGGGCAAGTCGCCCCAAAAGCCGTTTGCCACCATCCAGAAAGGCCTGGACTCGGCGGTGGCGGGCCGGGGCGATATTGTCGCCGTCCTGCCCGGGGCCTACACCATCACCGCGGCCCTGACCATGTCCAAAGACGACGTGACCTTGACGGCGGCCCAGTCTGTCGGCCCGCACGAGTATCCCAACGTCACCATCGTCTGCGCCACCGACGTAAGCGAAATCGAGATCAACGCCAACAACTGCACGGTGGCCAGCCTGGCTTTCGACGACAACGTCACGGCGGCTACGGTCAATACGGCCATCATTGACGTGAACACCGCCAGTACGGCCACCGATTACACGGGTACCCGGATTATCAACTGCTGGTTCGATATGGTGGGCATGACGGACTCGGACAAGGACGGTATCATCCTGGGCACCGACGCCACCGACGGCGCCTTGAAGTCCCTGGTCCAAGGGTGTACCATCCTGGATGCGGGCCAGAACGGCATCACCATCAACGTGGGGTCCGAGTACAGTGAAATCCGCGACTGCAAAATCTACGATGCAGCAGACCTGACTCAGTATGGGGTAGAAGTGCTGGCTACCTCCGTCACGATAGAGGGGTGCGATATCCTGGTCAGCTCAAACTTGCCCGGCGCCTGTATCCACAACGGTGTAGGCGCCGCTCGACTGGTGGCCAACAACAACACCCTCCACGCCTGGGGCGCTGACACCACGGCTATTCTGGCCATCGCTACGGCCACGCAACGCACAGCAGCCAACTGGCTGACCGCTACGGCGGTAGGCAATCTGGCCGACTACATCACCGACAATACTTCGCCTTCGGCCGACGCCAATGTGGCCGGCTGGTTTGCGGCTGATTCGCCGCAGGCCGCCTTTGACACGCCGACCGACGACGGAGCCTAATCTATGCTGTCTCTCAAAACCGTGGGCTATATCATCAACACCCACTTCAGCAAGGGGCGAGCGCCCAAGACCATCGTAGACCGGTGGAATCGGGGCTACCCCGATCACCCGATCACATTGGAAGACGTGGAACGGGTGCTGGCTGAGACGACCAAACAGCGTAAGGCCGGTACGCAACCGGGCCGAGTGGCCGAAGCCGTAGTCGAAGCCGAGAAGCCCGTGCTGAAGGTGGTGGGCCGAAAGGCCCCGGCCAAGAAAAAGCCTTCCAAGAAACGAGGTGCCTAATGCCACAACCACCGATTGAAGCAAGCCAGAAGACCCTGGGCCGTTTCGGTTCGTTCACGGCCCGAGTCATCTGGGACGCGGACAACGCCGAGGATTTGGACGCGGGGGTCCTGCTGGACATTGATGTGGTGTCGGGCAAACACAACACGCCCCGCTTTGCTCTGACCAGTTTGGAGTGGGCCGCCAGTGCGGGCGTGTCGGCCGACATTGAGTTCGACTCCATCCCCGCCTCTTCGGACAACGTCATTGCCACCATCCCGCTGGGGGCTACCAACGGGGAGATTGACTGGTCGGGCCACGTCAACGGCAACCTGCCCGATCCCAACCGGGAGGCCCCGGGCAATGTGGTAATTACCACGCGCTCGGCCGCCGACGGGGACGAACTGTTCGTGACGGGGACCTATTTGGAAAAAGGGGACACCAGCGGACTAGGATAAGTCCGCACTTAACTGAAAGAAATTATCATGCCACGTCGAAGAAGTCCTGTAGGGAGAGCCGCGCAAGCAGTAGCTAAGAAACGCCCCCAGTCTGTTTCCAAAAGAGCTGTAAAAAAGTATGGCAAGACATTGGGGGGCGGTCGTTCTTCGCGCAAGCGTCCCAGCGGCAGAACCAGTCGAGGCTTCTAAGGGGGTAGGCCATGCCTAAGACCCTCGGCTTTGTGGTTAATGCTGCAAATAAGGTAATCGGCGAAAGCGAGATAACCGAGTTTACCTCGGGCAATATCCTCGAGGAAATGCTGATCGAGGAGGCCAACAACGCCCAGCGGGACATTCTTGCCGCCCACCGCTACGAGTGGGGCCTCAAGCACACTACTCTGGTCACGACCGACGATGTGACCACGGGTAGTGTGGCCGTCACCAACGGCTCTACCACGGTTACGTCGGTGGACGCGGACGGGGACGACGCGGAGAATTTCGGCAGCGTTGCGGTTGGTATGTGGTTTCGGCGCACGTCGGACGAAACGTCCTATGAGGTCACGGATGTAGATACGGCCAGCAGTCCCGACACCCTGACCCTGGCCGTCTCCTACAAAGGCACCACAGCCACGGCTACCGGGTATCGCTGCTTCCAGGACACCTACTCGATATCCGACTCGGACTTCGACGAAGCCCAGTTTGTTACCTACGGGCAAGGCACGGGTTGGCCCCTAGCCGGTAGCGTCGATCGTCAAGTCCACCCCAAGAACTTTGCTGATCTGATCGAAGCCAGTGGGGGCGACTTGCACCGGGACAACTCAGGGAGGCCCGCCTTCTTCGCCCGCGTCTCCCGCGACTCGTCGGATAACCCCCGCGTCATCCTGTGGCCCTTTCCCACCGACGATTACCTGATGGACGTGTGGTACACCATTCTCTTCTCGGAGAACACCACCTTTGCCACCAATCTGTTCGGCGGGGACGCCCCCGAGATTGCCTACGATGCGGTGGAACACCGGCTCAAGTACCGCGCCTTCCGCTACGAGAACATGGGCCAGGACGCGGCCGAAGAGTGGCGGCAGTACGAACGGTGTAGAGGGTGGCTCAATAAGCGGGAATCAGACTATCGTAGAGATCAGAGTATGGGCGTACAGACCTATCGGCGCTACGGGCGCAGTTCATACCCGGTGCGCTCTACGACTTACTTCGACACGAAATCGGCTATCAGGCGCTGGTGATTACTTATGATGTTTCCAGTGTTTGCCCGTGCAAATATAGGCCACAGTAGACAAATGAACACGAAACATAGCGGCTATCTCTCGATATATAAGACCATGCTTACGAAGACGCTTCATAAGCCATACCTCGCCCTCTTTCAGCGTGGTCCATTTATGTCGCTCACCATGGGGACGATTGCCACGGCCTTTACGAAACATATTAGCGACGACGACATCCATGTTACCATTAATGGGTATTTCATCCCCAAGGTAAACTGATGGCCAAAGTCGAAGACAGGCACTACGATTTCTCCAAGGGCATCTACCGCCTCATTGAGCCCCATTCGCCCGAGTATCCCCCCGGCGCCACCTGGACCCTGCTCAATATGATCTACGAGCGGGACTCGACCGAGCCGGAAAAGATGAAGGGCACGACGCGGATTGGGGGCACCACCGACTTTGGGGGCCGCGTGACGGGTCTGTTCGACCACAACGAGGGGACGCGCCTGCTGGCTTGCGACTCGGCCGGGGTGATTAACGAACGGTCTACGGGCGATTTCAGCGCGGCTACGGGGGGCACGGGCTTCGATACGGACGACGATACCCGCTGGTCGGGCACCGACTTTTACGGTGTTACCACGGGCGCGCTACTGACCATCCTGACCAACGGGGTGGACGCCCCGCAAAAGTATACAGCGAGTGCGGGCGTCTCTGCCTTGGGGGGCTCTCCCCCGGCTACGGGTCAGTATCCCGTCCAGTTTGTCGGCCGTCTGTGGATGGCCGAAGGCTCTGTGCTGCACTACAGCGCGGTGGATGATGCGGAGGACTGGACCACGTTGGGCGGGTCCTTTGCCGTAGACGGGCGCTCAGGGGCCATTACGGGCATGACCGTCTTCATGGACCACCTATTTATCTTCAAGCGCGACCGCATATTCCATATCTCGCCTGAGTCCACCATCGAAGCCTCGTCCATCTGGCGCGTGTCGGGCAGCGTGGGCTGCCCGTCCCACTTTACGATTAAGGAAGGCAGCGGCATTTCCGAGGGGGCGCTATACTGGCTTTCGGACAACGGCGTATCCGCTATGGCCCCCACCGAGCGCACGGGTGGGTTTCGCCCGGTGAATATCTCCGAGCCGATCAAGCCCATCGTGGACCGGCGGCTCAAAACGGCCCAATCCACCGCCTGGGCGCTGTTCGACGAAGACCGCGCCGAATACTACCTACAGTACGGCACGGCCTCGAGCACCCCGTCTGAGGGCGTCATTGCCAACACGGCGCAGAGCAAGACGCGCCGCGTGAGGTGGACCAACCACGACTTTAACAAACTGACCGCCGGTACCTTGCTGCGGGTCTCGGGTGAAGAGATTGCCGTACAGGGCGATACCAACGGGCGCGTGTATCAGATGCACCAGGGCTACGACCGCAATCAATCGGCTTATGTCGCCCGCTTCCAATCCCCTTCCTTTTCGCAGGGATGGCCCAACTACATGAAGCGGTACCACCGGCTTTTTATGGACGTGAAGGCCAACGGCGATTACGCCATTGACACGTCCCTGGTCATGGGCCGCAAGAATTGGCCCGAACCGGGTGGGTCCACCGAAGTGCTGAACAACCTGGGCTCGTCGGACGGGTGGGGTGTGGGTACTTGGGGCGCGGCCGTGTGGGGCGGCTCGGGGTTGGCCGGCAAGTACATTCGCCCCACCAAGGTCTCCCGGGGCTACTTTATACGAGTGCAGTGCCAAACCAGCGGCACGGACGACTGGTTCAAGGTCAACGGCCTGGTCATTGAATCCAACCGCACGGGCCGGCAAATAACCGCCGCTTAAAGGATAAGAGTATGCCTACTCCAGTACTGGATGCGTTTACCGACAACAGTTTAAAAGACGGCACGGGCGATGATATCGGCGGGGTGGAAGTCGATGCCAACCCGACCATTATAGCCAAGTTGCTGGACGCCACCTCCGCGACCGTTTTGGGCCAGGACGGCTCTACGGGAGTGCGCTTTGAGTTGATGGGTTGGTTTGAAGACGCCAACGCCGCCGCCTCGGTGCAGGATGTGGCCTTTTTGGAATGGGACCCGGCCGACGGGGGCAATATGACGGACGGATCGTCGGGTATTGGTACTGTGTGGAAAATGCCCGACGACGCGGACACGCAGACCAACTACGCGCGACTGGACGTAAGAATGGTCAACGATGCGGCTGCTGCCGATGCCGCTGAATTTGTCCTTGAAACAGCGGTAGGGGGTACCTTGACCACGGAAGTATTCCGCACAGGGGCCAATGGTACCATTATCAACGACGACAGCAACGATCTGGACTTTCGAGTAGAAGGGGCCAATAACGCCAACCTGATTTTACTGGACGCAGGCCAGGATGCCCTGTCCTTCGGGGGCGCTAATGTGGACGGGGCTGCCCTGACCTTAAACAACCTGACCACGCGCACGGCGATCACGTCTGTGGGCCAGCAGGCCCATATCCCGGCTCAGACCCAGAACTTTGATAATGGGTCCGGCACCATTGCCATCGGGGCGGCCAACTTTATCGGCATCCCCACCATGACCGGGGACACGGCCACCCTGACCATGACCAACGCCGCCACGCTCTATATTCAGGGTGCGCCGGTAGCCAGCACCAACGTAACCCACACTACCGCCGGGTATTCCCTGTGGGTAGATGCGGGCACGGTGCGTTTTGATGGGGGCGGCCAGATGACGGGCACCTGGTCGGACTTGGGCACCGTTACGACCATAGACATCAACGGGGGCACTGTAGATGGGGTGACAATTGGAGCGGCGGCCGCTCCCACTGTTACCGATTTGGGCAGTGTGGCTACGTGCGATATTAACGGGGGCACTGTAGATGGGGTGACAATTGGAGCGGCGGCCGCTCCCACTGTTACCGATTTGGGCAGTGTGGCTACGTGCGATATTAACGGGGGCTCGATTGACGGCACCACGATTGGAGCCGCGTCCGCCGCCGCAATCACCGGAACCACCATCACGGCGAACACGAGCTTTGTAGTTGGAAACACTACCTACACCAGCAATACAATCACGCAGGCTACCGGGGCGGCCTTGAATATAGCGTTATCCGCCGCCGCTGGTGATGATTTTACGGTAGATACGACCAAGCTGGTGGTTGAAGGGGATGATGGGCACGTAGGCATTGGTACAGCCGGTCCCAGTCAAATGCTGGATGTGCGAGGAACGGCTGTAACCGAAAGTGCCTTTGACAGTACCATAAAATCGCTGGACGATACAGCCTTAGCCGCCGATGTAGGGGCAGGTATTTTGTTTGGGGGCGTGTACCAATCAGGAGGTGGGCAGACGGCCTTTGCTGGGGTGCGGGCAGCCAAGGAAAACGGCACAGACGGTCAGTTTGGGGCGCATTTGGATTTTTACTCGCGGGCCAATGGTGCCAGTTTAGTACGGCAGTTCCGCGTGGCGGCCGACGGGGGCATCTTCTGCACCACCCTACTAGCCGCCGCTGCTTCAACCGATGTCAACATCAACGGCAGCAATGAACTGCACTCGGTTACGTCCAGTGCCCATTATAAAGACGAGATTACAGGGGGCGTGGATTCAGATCGAATCTATGACTTAAAACCGCGCATGTTTACCTGGCGCGATCCAGATGGAGTACCTAAAGGTTGGGCGCAGGAAGTGGGCGATCCAGGCTTGCGCGACTTTGGCCTAATTGCCGAAGAGGTGTATGAAACCATGCCCGAATTGGTAAACATGAAGGACGGTAAACCTTATTCGGTGCGCTATCAAATGCTATCGGTTTTGTTGCTCAACGAACTCAAAAAGTTAAAGGGGACCGCTTAAATGGCGACTAATACGAACATTAAAAACGCTTTGTCTTTTCCTGCGTCGGCCAACAATGTACTTATCACGGACGGGCGCACGGTAGGCAACGCTGAGCTGACCCGCATACAAGATTGGTTAGACGCTGAATACGCTACTCAATTGGTGGTGTTGGGCAAAGCCAATGTAGACGCCGACGATATGGCCGCTGTACTGTGGCGCGTCATAGCCAATCAAGTGAAACGGCACGAAAAACAAGTGGCCAAAGCGGCCCTGGCACCTCCCGCTGAGTTGAGCGAATGACCGCCGACCAGCTCAACACCAAGATTGCCCAACTGAACGAACAGGCCAAGGCGATCAATGCCCAATTGCAAGCCCAGTCTCCTGAAATGCAATTGGTATTGGGCCAGATTAAGGCCCTGGAAATGGTGAAAGCCAGTTTAAACGGAGAGGCAAAAGAACATGCCCCTGATCCCGATCCTGTTGAAATTCCTCAAGGGTAAGGCTATTGTACAGTTGGTCGCTCGTATTATACTGAAAGCAGGTTGATATGTGGAGTCAAATCAAGGACCGCATCCCCGCCTTTGTCTCCAAGCGCATTGGCGCGGGCGTAGCCGGGGTGGCCGTGGGCCAGGTGGTGGACGATCCGAATATACTCTGGTACACCTTGGCCCTGATTGCGTCACAGACCCTGATTGACTGCGTAACCGCATGGCGCGACGGCTCCTAAGATACCGCAAGCGCAAGTCGCGCCTGCGCCGGGTGCTGGTGGCCAAGGCGGCGACGTTGTTGGGGGGTGCCCTGGCCATGGCCGGGCACATGCTGCTCAAGTCGTGCGATAAGCAACCCCAGACCACGCCGCAAAGCCCGTTGCCGCCCCGTAACGCCGAGGAGGTCTTGCAGGAGTACTCGGGCGATCAGATCGAGCCGCCCGCCTTTTATGTGCCGCACCTGCTATCGAGAGATCCGTACTATGTGGTGCACTGGAGCCCCGACTGATGAATCGGTCCGATCCCCTGGAGCGCCGCGTAGAGCAACTGACCAACCTGAACCAGCGGTTGCAGGATCGGGTGCGGCAACTGGAGGCCGATAACAAGCTGTTGCGGGACCATAAGGGGGTCCCCGCTTCCCAACCCAAGGCGCGGGGGGTGCTGGACAAAAAGGGCCAGGTGGATGTGGGCAAGGCGGCGGCGGGCAATGTGAGTGCGGGCGTGATTATCATGGCCATTTACGCTATATTCAGGGAGGGGGGCTGGCCCGTGGGCTCGGAGCGATTCTGGACGGATGAGGGGATTTACGCTGTGTTGTTTGGGGTGCTCAATACCCTGATTGCCGCCGGGTATAAGGCCGGCAGAAAGTTTGACTGATGGCACCGGAAGCCAAAGAACGGCTCATGTCGAACGTGCAAGCCTGGGCATCTATTGTGGTGCCTGTGCTGCTGTCCTTGACGTTGTATATCCTGGTGGATATCAAGGCCCGCATGGACATGGCGGTGGACAACCAGGAAAAGCTGGCGGGGGCGTTCAATCAACACTTGATCCAGCACCCCGACGACGCCTTGTCGGTGCGGATTGCGCTCCTGGAGCAAAAGGTGGACGACCTGACCTTCAAACAAAGAACTGAGGACTGATATTATGTGGGGAGCATTGGCAGCTGAGCTACTGCCCACCATACTGGGCAGTCTTTTTAATGATGGGGGTGGCAGTGGGGGCTACACCAACGAGCAGCGCCGCCTGATTGACGCCCAGGCCAGCATTGCCGAGTTGATGCGGAAGCAGATGGAGCACCGCTTCAACCGGGTAGAAATGCCCTTCCTGGAAACGGCCATGCAGGATGCGTTTGGCTATGGGCAAAACCTGCTACAACGCCCCCGGGACGTAATGTGGGCGCCGGGTATCTTTGAACCGCAGTTGACGGCCAAGAACGAGTATGCGCCTGCCGCCCGACCTGAAGCCGGTGGGGCCACAACCGACCTACCTGTTACCCCTGAGCCCCCGACTTCGGAGATTGAGGGTGGACTGGCCGACGAGCGGGTGGCGCCGCCAGAACGCTACCCCATATCCATGTGGACCCCCGAAGAGATCAAGACCAACCTGTTCGATCCGCTGGCCCAGTTTATGGGACCGGCGGGTCCCCTGGTTAATATTGAACCGGGCGCCTTTACGGCTCTGGGTGGCGAAGGCGGGCGCAGTCAGTTCGATATGCCCGAAGGGCCGTTGGTGGATCTGGGCCAGTTTGGTTCGCGCCCCTTCTTTGAAATGCCCGAAGGCCCCCTGGTGGATCTGGGTCAGTTTGGTTCGCGCCCCTTCTTTGAAATGCCGGAAGGGCCGCTGGTAGACTTTGGGGAGTTTGGCTCCAATCCTTTGGTCAACTTTGCCGAAGGGGCTGTGCGGGGTGGTGCCGGGGGTATGGGCGGCGGCGGCGCAACTATGCAGATGCCCGAAGGGGGCTTACTGCAATTACCTGAGAAGCTGATCAACTTTGAGCCGGGTTCCGTCATGGGCGGCGAAGGGGGCGCGGGTGGCGCGTTTACTATGCCCGATACACCCTTGCTTAACATTGAGGAAGGGGGCATAACGGCGATGGGCGGAACGGGAGGGGGGCTTGCTATGCCCGAAGGCCCCTTGGTAGATTTCGGCGACAGTCCATTGGTCAACTTTGATCCCAATTCCGTTGTAGCCCAAGGGGGTGCTGGGGGCGCCGGGGCCGAAACGGGGCCGTTTAATATGGACGCTTTCTTCCGGGGCATGGAAGGTCTGATTCCACAGGGGGGCGATACACCCGGAATCACAGGGGCCGACATGGTGGCCTTGGCCGAAGCCATGCAATTGGACCCCAGGGCCTTCCAGGGCATGGTCAACTTCGAGACCGGTGCCGTGCAAGGGGGTGCTGGGGGCGCCGGGGCCGAAACGGGGCCGTTTAATATGGACGCTTTCTTCCGGGGCATGGAGGGCCTGATCCCCCAGGGAGGCGAGACGCCCGGCATAACCGGGGCCGATATGGTAGCCCTGGCCGACGCCATGCGGTTGGATCCAGGGGCCTTTCAGGGCATGGTCAACTTTGCGGAAGGGTCAGTTCAAGGCGGCGCTGGGGGAGCAGGGGGCTTGGGGGGCAGCGGCGGGATCGGCCTGGGCGGCCGTGGGGGCACGGGCTTGGGCGGATCGGCTCAGGGCGGCACGGCGCAAGGGGGCACGTTCGCCCCTGCCTTCTCGCCGGTGAACAACCCGTCCAATGTGTGGGATTTGAACAACGGAGTTGTCAATGTGCCCCCTGGGGACGATGTGTCCCCCGGCAGCGACACACCCGTAGTGCCCCCTCTGGGTTCAGCCGGAGACAGCGGCTTTCCTGGTTCGGGTCTGGATGATTTTATGCGCTATTTCTTCGGCCCGGAGACCACCGGGGACCGAGGCCTGGAGTTGGATGATTACGTGAAGACCTACTTTGGAGAAGGAGGCGATCAGGGCACTAACCTTTACAAAGGGTACGAAGCGCCTACTTTTGCAGAAGGAACCAAGCCTTTTATTGTTGGAGACGAAGGCAGATACTACCACCAACCCTTTGAAGAGGGCGATCAGGGCACTAACCTTTACAAAGGGTACGAAGCGCCTACTTTTGCAGAAGGAACCAAGCCAGCCATTACAGGTGATCCCGGTAGATACTACCACCAGCCCTTTGAAGAGGGCGATCAGGGCACTAACCTTTACAAAGGGTACGAAGCGCCTACTTTTGCAGAAGGAACCAAGCCAGCCATTACAGGTGATCCCGGTAGATACTACCACCAGCCCTTTGCAGAAGGAACCAAGCCAGCCATTACAGGCGACCCCGGTAGATACTACCACCAACCCTTTGCAGAAGGAACCAAGCCTTTTATTGTTGGAGACGAAGGCAGATACTACCACCAACCCTTTGAAGAGGGCGATCAGGGGACCAATCTCTACAAAGGGTACGAAGCGCCTACTTTTGGGACCGGCCGGGCCGACACCTTTGACTGGCGGCAGTTGTGGGGCACGGACCCGCCTGCCATGGACACTTCAGCCCGACCTCCGATCTCCGAACGAGGCTCTACCGGCAGTGGGTGGATGGAGCAACCTGTGACCATACGGCAGCACGAAGATGTCGGATCGCCCCGAATAGAGGACGTGGTCCGCGCCCTATCTATACTGGGGCCGTCACAGGATTACGGCTTTGCTGCACGGGAAACCGGACCGCCTATTATGAGCGCGGGGGGTTCCGTGTGGGACCCCAATTTTGACCGAGTGGGTGTGGGTGGTGAGAACCCCAATGGAATTATCTTTGGCGATGTGAACCCCACTACATCGCCCACTCTGGATGGGGGTCGATTTGATGGGTTGCCCGAAGGCTTAGGCTTGCCTCCTCATATTATGGGGAAGAAGTACTATGGCGACAAAGAGAAGGACATAAAAAAGGAGTACGGATCTAAGACTGGAAAGCGGCCTATCCATGCAGATGAGGCTCGTTCTAACGCTCGATGGGATGGCATATCTGATGATGCTGCAAGGCGACAGTTAGCCTTTGAACGAGAGTGGGAAAGTGGGCAAGGAGAAACCTATGCCGTTGGCCCTGATCGCTCCAAGCAAATGTATGTCGAACAGCAGGAAGCGGCCTATCAAGACCATCAAAGCACTATGCGCCAAAAACAAACAGATTACGAGCAGGCATGGGAAGACTATCACTCGCCGGCAACGCGAAGAAGCAGCTTAGAGGATGAGTATAAAGAATTATCCAATCAACTCTTAGGTTCAGGCCCTAAGACCGGATACACTACAGACCCTTGGGAAACCGTGTTCACTCGGGCCTTGGATGACCCTCAGTTGGCTGAGATGCTAGGTCGATTGGCCATGATAGGGGTTGAATTAGGGCTCCCGCCAGTAGGGGGCCAAAGGAACTTGGCTGAGATGCAAGATAGTTATTATGACGGCACACTGCCCTGGGGAGGGGGATTCTAATGCCCACCACACCGACCATAGGCCAACCGGCCCCACAGTTCGGCGGGGACGTATTCCAGTACCAGCAACCCACCGATCCCAACCAACCACTCAACGTCACCCCCTTTGAGCAACCGCCCCTACCGGCCCCCACGCCGGGCCAGGAAGCACTGACCGGGCTACAGCAAGCCCCTACAGTTCAGGTGGGCACAGGGGACGCGGCTCAGACCCCCCAGGTGCTACAGGGCTTACAGCAGGCCCCTACGGCTGGACTGTTGGGCACGAATGAGATTGCCCAGAATTTGCTCAATGCAACACAGGGGATCAACCCGTCCCCCCTGGTGGCCCCCATCCTGACGTCCATGCAGGAACAGCAAGCCCGCGCCCTGGACAACCGGCGGCAAGGCTTGGCGGTGCGGGGAGTGCTCAATTCGACACCGGGGCAGGGGGAACTGGACCGCTTGCAGATGCAGCAGCAGGGCCAACTGGCCCAGACGCAGGCCAACCTGCAAAGCCAGCTATTGCCCACCCAGGTCAACGCTCTGACCCAGTTGGACGCCAACCAACGGGCCAATCGCCAGCAGCAAACGGGCGAACTGTTCGGGTCTCTGGGATTAGGGGAGCAATTGCAACAGGGCCAGTATGGGCGCGACATGGGATCACGACAGCAGCAGGTGGCCGAATTGCTGGGGTCCTTGCAGGCAGGGGAACAGTTGCAGCAAGGTGCGTATGGCCGCGGTCTGTTGTCCCAGCAGCAAGGGGCCGCCGAAGAAGGCCAGCGGTTCAGTCAGCAGCAAGCCAGACAGGCCCAGGACTTGAACAACTGGTTCCGCTTCATGCAATCGCAGCAGCAGTTGGACACCATGCGCCAGCAGCAGCAGGCCCAGTCGATTGCCCTGATGCTCAACGCGCTGGGGATGGGCACTATCACGCCGCAGATGCCTACCTTCAACATCCCCAATCCGCAACCCGGCGCTGGAGCGGCTATAGGGGGCCTGGCGGGCAATGTGGCTACAGCCGCCGCGGGGTCCAATAGCTTTTGGGATAAGTTCTTCTAAGCGAGGACACGATGCCTAACTTTTTCACCGACTTCCTACGTGGGCTCGAAGGGGGCACCCGAGGCTTGCCCCAGGCTATCCAGATGCGCGAGCGCATGGGGCTGCAGCAGCAGGCCGCAGCCACTCAGGCCAAGCACCAATTGCTTATGCAGCAAAAGCAATTTGAGCAACAGCAAGTGGGATGGCAACTACAGAGCAGTCGCACTCTGATTCAGGGCTTGGATGATCTTATTCAAGAATCGATAAAGCAGGGGGACACAACAGCCTTAAAGTTACTACAAAGCCAGAAGGATGACGAGTTGCGCCAGATGCAGTTGTTAATGGCCCCTGTGGAAACTATGCCACCCGGCGCAAGCCCATTGGGACCGGCCCCCATAGGTCAAGGGGCGCAAGGGGCAACCCCAGCGGATACAACGGGGGGCCAGATGGATCTGCCGCCCATCCCCCCAATAGATGCAGCGGATGCGGTGGGCACCACCGTTCCAGAAGATACGCCTGTGCCCATCCCTACCATAGCAGATCGATTGGCGGGGGGCGTACAGCGAAAGGAAGCCGAAAAGCAGTTTAGATTGGCTCTGACCCCCTCGCGCATATTTGCCGAGAAAAGAGGGGCAGCAGCGGGCATGGACGATTTAAGGGCGCGATTGAATCGATCTTTGACGCCCGAAGAAGAAGTTAAGGCCCTGCGCATTATGCAGGCAGCGGCACAGGGGCGCTCTGTAAACGACCCAGTGACCAATGCGTTTAACGAAGTGGCCAAACAGGTGGAGACTAATGGGGCCAAATGGGCCGCTGATACCTTTGATGTCCACATGCGCCGATTGAATGGGTTGGGTATTTCGGTGTCGCCTGAGTTAGTGTCCGATTACCGCAAGCAACTATTGTCGGCCGATAAATTGCTGGCAGGGCAGTTGGCCCCAGCGCAGTTTACGCGGATGATTGAAATCCGCGACATGAACTACATGATCGACCAGATTGTTGGGACCAAGGACGCGGCGGGCCAGGTGCTGACCGAAGGCATCATAAACGACCCCGAAGTGGCTGAAAAACTGGGGCCTATCCAGCAGCACTTTACAGCTATAAACCGCTGGTTCCAAGATCCCACTTTTGCCCTGGATGATAAGCAGCGGGAGGCCCTGTTCTTCTTGGAGTTTATCACGGAGAAGATGGGCCGCAAATTGACAGGGGCGGCCGTGCAGCCGTTTGAACGCGTCGTCTTCAATCGTTTGTTCGGTGGCCCCAATGTAATCCCCGAACAGATCAGAGTGAACCTGGCGGCCTTTCGCAAGATTCTCACCCACGAAGAAGAGGCTATTTGGAATTTGACCTACGATATCAATGTGGGCGGCAATCCGAACTACGAGAAAAAGAAGAGAAAAGAGATATCGGATGAAGAATTGCTCAATGAGTTGCCCCAAGTAGAGGTGGCCCCATGACCTATGCAGAATTTGGCGCCCGCGTACGGGCCAAGCAAGAAAACCCCACGTTGCTTGAGGTGGAAAGCGATGAAGAGTTGGGCCGACGCACGGTACGAGACTACCCCAAGTTTGCTCAGTTGATTACGGAACCTACCGTGGTGGAGGCCACCGATGCCCAACCGGCCAAGCCTCCGCAAGGGCCTTCTTTGTGGGCCGATCCCTATAAACCGGCCGCCCCCTACGACCCGGAAGAGGGCTTCAGTGTGACCAAGGCGTTGCGCAATATGCCGGGAGATGTGGGGGAAAACCTGGTCTTGGGCGCCCTGCGCGGCATCACCAACCCCGACACCTATAAGAAACTGGACGAGTTGGCCCAAGGGGCCGGAGCGTTCATGGGGCGGGTGATGGACTCGCGCAACGCCACGGGCACTACGCCCGGGCCTACGGCCGAAGAGGAGTCCTTCACCCACCACGTCCAGGAGGAAGTGACCCGTAAATTTGATCCCGCTCAATGGCAAGAGCAACCCGTGTCTCAACTCACCGAATTGTTGGGCTTGACCATGCCCGCGGTCAAGGCGGCGGGTGCTTCTCGGTTGGGCAATATGATGCTGCGGATTAACCCCTACGAAGCCAGCAAGAATATGGCCGCTGCTACCGGGCGCTTCATGGGCGGTAAGGCTGAAACCCTCGGGTCCAACGTAGAGGGTGTGGTCACAGGCATGGGCGCTGGGCCTATTCAAACAGGCCTGGATGCGGTGGCCGAAGTGGGGCCGGCGTTGCGGGCTTCTATCCCAGGCACCAAAATGAACGTACCCCTCCCCCTATCGGGCGGAACCCCCGGCTCTAGGGCGTGGTATGCTCAGTTGCGCAATAAGCAACCGGCCGAGGCTATTGTAGAATCTATTGTAGAGGGCCTGGAGGGGGCGCGAACGCGCCGCAGTGAGCGGTATGTAACCCAGTTGCCCAATCTGCGGATTACGCGGGCTGACGGGGCCGATGGGGTCCGACAAAGCGTAATTGAGAATTGGAAGCAGACCCTGCATAAATACAATGTGGTGGGCTTTAAGCCCGATTTGGATAAGATCAATGTGGACGCCCTTGATTTCAGTCATTCCCAAATTACGCGCGCAGGGACGCAAGAAGTGATTAAAAACATAATCAAAGAATTGCAAGACGCCACGCCGGGGGGGCAACCGCCCAAGACGACTCAGTATACGGTAGGCGGAACCGCCCCCCGCACCACCACCGTGGAAGGATTGGCTTCCGGACCTACCCAATTCAGTGTATTTGATTTGGACAACGTGAAGAAGCGGGTCTGGGATCGCAAAACCCGCATCCCTCGAGATTATAAATCGGGTCACGCCTTGGCAGGTGAATTACACCAGGACTTGCGGCATCAATTGCGGCAAGATGTGGAAGGCTACACCAAGCTAACCGGTGACTACGAAACGCTATCCAAGATCATTGAAGACATAGAAACCCAGTTTTCTATGCCGTGGTGGAAAGTGCCCGACCGGGGCAAGGCCCTAGGGCGCATCTTCCAATTGCTCAAGGATACCCCCACCAGCGACTTCAAGGGCGATCTGCTGTTATCGTTGGGCAAGGCCATAGATGTCCCCATGGATGAAGTGCTACCGGCCGTAGCGGGGCGCGTAATGAGCCAGACGGTAGCCCGTAACCTGATAGGCCGCGAGATCATGGCCGGGTTGGCCTATGAGGCCTTTGATTTGGGCGGCACCTTTCTGGCCCTTCAACTCTTCTTTGTCATCCCCCGCTTGGCGGGAGAAGTGCTGAGTGTTGTGGGGTATACCAAGCGGCAAGTTACGTTTGCCAACCAAATGTACAAAGACATCACCAGCCGGTTGCCCAAAGGCACCTACGCCGAGGGTATGACGTTGATGGAAGTCCTCAACCGCATGGAAAAAGAGGGCCTACAGGGCCAGGAGCCTCGCGCCGGGCAAGCCGATCCCATAGACCATTTGCTCAAGCCTAATGTTAAGTGAAGTGCCCCTGGTCCGCTGCATCCAGGAAGAGTTCATTCTCAAGGAAGCCCAGCCGTACGCCGACCCACCCCGGCCTGAGTTATCCCCCCTCTACCTGTTCGACCACCAGCAGCGCATCCTGGAGCATATCTTCACCCCCGACGAAGACGACCGCCTGCCCTACAGCACAGTGGTGTGGTCCTGCATTAAGAAAAGTGGGAAGACGGAAATAGCCGCCGCTGTGGCCTACGCCTTTGCCCGTCACTACGGGGGCGAAATCTACTCCATCGCCAACGACGAGGAGCAGGCCAAGTCCCGCATGTTCGAGCGCGTGACGGAAACCCTGCAGCGCATTGAGCGCAAGACCCCAGGCAAGTATGCCAAGATTATCCACCCTGACCACCACAAACGCCTGATTAAAGACCGCACCATTCGCTTTATTCCCAATGGCCAAGTGAACATGGAACCCCACGTGCTGCAGTTTATCCCCCAGGATTATGCGGGGGAAGCCGGGGGGATGCCGGCCCTGACCGTGTGGGACGAGCTGTGGGCCTTCCGCCACGAGTCCAGTACGCGCCTGTGGAACGAGATGCAGCCCATACCCACCCTGCCGGTGTCCATGCGCTTTGTGGTGACCTACGCCGGCTTCTACGGCGAGTCCGAACTACTGTACAATATCTACGAAGCGGTGGTGGACCCGGACCCCCAGGTCGACGACGAACCCCGAGGCCAGCGGGTACCGGGCCTGGAAGACTTGCCCGTGTTCCAATCGGGATCCTACCTGGTCTACTGGGATGGCGAACCCAGGATGCCCTGGCACACGCCCGAGTTCTTAGAAGCGGCGCGCAACGATCCGTCCTTGAAGGGGCGGGAAGGCGACTACAACCGGCTCTGGCGCAATATGTGGTCCACCGGCTCGGAGCCCTTCTTGGACATACGGGTTATCGATGAACTGATGGAACGGGGCGAAGAGGAGGGGTTGGTCAATCACTTTGCGCACTACGTCAAGTAGCTATTCGATATCCCCCTCGTCCGGTAACGGCGGCGGCCCCGGCGCCGCCGGTCCTTCGTCGGGCGGGGTGGGGTCCCCCTGCCGCTGGTCCATTTGCTGCTGCTGGTAGGCAATCTGGGCCTGGGACAGCCGGTAGAAGTAGCCCACCAGGTCGCGCAGATCCTTCACGCCGTCGCGGATCTCAACCAGCAGATCCGCCTGCTGCTGTTGCGGGTTGGGCCGCTGCTCGCGGCGCGGCCGGTTACGGTGGGGCTTGCCCCCTTGCGATTGGGCCATACAAACACTCCTTTCAGTAATGCGTCCGGCGGCGGGCGCGGTCCCGCTCCCTAAGCCACCTGTGCGATTTGTAGCCTATCCACAGCATGGCCCAAGACCACAGGCCGAACAGCAGGACGAACAGGGCTACCTGGACGGGTAGGCTCATTTCTTCCCCTTACCTTCTATCGCCTTCACCACCTCGCGCTTGACTTGCTCCACCGGGTGGGTGCGCGGATAGCCGGAGTGGGTGTGGTCTATGAAGGAAGCGAGTACTTCCTTGGTAGTGGGAATATTGTCTTTGCTGTAAGGTCGGGATCTGCTCAAAATATCACCCCCTTATCTACGGAAAATCGAACATTTAAAGCTTCTTGGATTCGTCGTTTCAGGCTTTTAGTAAGTGGCCTTTTTCCTGATTCCACTTGGGATATAGTGGCTTGTGTAACGCCTATAGCCTCTGCTGCTGCACTTTGGGTAATATTGCATATTCTTCTGCAGTCTTTTAGACTACTGACAATAGTGGGATTGTAGGGCCTACTTCGTTTGCTCATTCTGGGCCCCCTGTTTGGGTACAGCTGTCGCAATTTCTATGGCTTCAGCGGCAAACCACAGTGTGTTAATGAACTGTTCTGTTTCCATACGTGCTCCTAGGGGGCGCGTAAGAAGCGGGTTGTCCTCCTCAAAAATCGCCGTTCCATCCAGCTCCCAGATGATCCAGCCACCCAGGAACGAATTGTAATCCAGGTGCCATAGGTCCTCTTTTCCACAGGCTTTTACCAGCGCGTCAAAGGCCCAACTGACGCGCTTTCCCTGGCGAATGCCTTCCTTTTCCATTATTTCAATGGCAGCAGTTCTCATTTTTCCCCCTCTTGATTCAGACATAAAAGCACCACCTCTCAAAATCCTTGAACCAGCCCATTTCCTGCATTTCGTCGCGTAGCTGCTGGTCCATATTTGCGTAGGACGGTTCGTGAAAAGCTGTCACTATTTCTCTGAGCGTGGCATTAATCCACACATCTTCTGCTTTTGGATCGTGCTCGCTGATGATCTCTAGCCCTCGGATAAGGTTCTTGATAATCATGCGCTCATTTCTCCTCCTCCTTGTTTGTAAGCCCCGGCCAGATTTCTCCCTTTTCCAGTACTTGTCGGTCTCCAGGTCCGTCCGATTAGCCATTAGATCAACTCCTCCATATCCTCCGCTGTCTCCCCACGCCACGCCGACCACCACAGGCTGCCCACGAGCACCACCAGAGCCACCAGGGCCACCGGCCCCAACAGGACCCAGGCGACGACCAGGAGCCAGCGGGGGCATTTCATGGGGCTGCCTCCAATTGCATACCAAACGCCCGCCAGCGGCCCAACGCGCACCGGCCGCACAGGCGCACCCGGTTGTCCAGGCGCACAAAGCCGGGGGCCGTGGTGCCGTCCTGAGCGCACCGGCAGGCCGGGTCGGCTTGCGGCTGCACAAAGGCGGAGGGCAGGTCTTTGCGGCCCTGCTGGGCCACGACCGTGCTGTAAGAGCCACTCCCGTACTGCTGGTCAAGTTGGCGCTGGACGCTGTTCATATCAGGTCTCCAGGATTGTTGTGCCATACTGTGCCTCAAAGTGCTTCTTCTTCCAGCGATAGAAGGCCGTCCTGTACCCCTTGCTGTCCTCCACCGTGGCGCCTGGTGCCGGGCGGTGCACGGTAGGTCGCGTAGGGGCTACCAGCAAGGCGCTGGGAAACTCAGAGGTATGGTCCCAGTATACAAAGTCGGCTATGTAGTGGCCGATCACGGTGCCGCCCACCTCCAGCGGGATCTTCACCTGGCAACGCAGATCAGAGATCTCGCCGGCCTGCTGCATAGCGTCCAGCTCCAGAAAGCGCAACGCTTCCCGTTTGCTATGGAATTGCCGCCCTTTGACGGTGGTGAGGCGGGCGCTGTATTTGTTCATGGGGCGGCCACTCGCTCTATGCGCTCTTGTCGGTTGGGGTATGGCAAAGCAGGGTAGCGTAGTTTTAACTTCAGTGTCCGCCTGTTAGACTTACTGCCTTCAAAATAGACATATTTGTGTTTAGGGTGACGCAGGATTACTTTCCACCCTTTTTGTATTGCCTCTGTTTTTGTTAAGCCTCTGTGCCTGAGTGTTCGGCTTGATACAATAGGCCCCTCTGGGGTTTTGAAATCTTCTCTAAGTCTACCCTTGCTGCGACCCACGCCTTGGCCTATATACAACCAATTACATGCCTGATAAATAGTGCCTATTTCACCCGCCTCTTCGTCTGAGTATGCATAGAAAATATCGTATCCATGCAGGCGGTGGATTAAACGTGTCCCACGAGAAACCAGAAAACTGGGTGCATGGGGATGGGTATAATGAGCACAGGCCCCCCGCTCAAGACAAATAGCCCGATCTCGAAAATCCTTACCGCAAATATCTCGACTTTCAGGACTACCGGGCCAACCAAAGCATAAAGCTCCTATTACCTGGCCTGTCGGGCCTATAAGTCCACATGTATGCACCGTGCGCCCCATGGTGCCCAACCACTCATATTTATATATAATCTCTTTAGCGGCTCTATCGCTTATGATGTCCACGTGACATTGATCTAGGGGAACAATTGAGCGAGGGTCGCTTTGTTCCAACTTTTCTCTAATTTCTCTCTGATAGCATACGGTTCTCATAGGGCGTCCTTAGTAGAACCACCCGGGCCGCATCCAGGCGTCCACTCGAACGATTCGAGCTACGCCGGGACCCTGTGTAGCGGCCCGGGTGATTGCATTGTCCCCTCGTAGGTGGGCCGAGATCCACAAGATCAGGCGCACCCGGTAATCCCGAAATCGCATACTCCGTTTATCCCTTTCCCCGTAATTGGGCGGCGTTGGCGTGAGGCGCCGATAGCGGGAACGGGTCCGTGCCCGGCCCGCCCGAGCACCCGTCGGCAAAGGCCGAACGGGCGTAGTCAATATGGCGGCAGTGCGTGTGGCGATAGCGGTAGTGCGGACAGGTGCATTCCCACTCGTTCTGACCAAACTCAGTCTCAATCCCGGTGTATAGGCGCACGGTATAGGCCGTGTCGGGCTGGCGACTGCTGGGGACGGTGAAGGCTCTCATACACCACACATCCCTTCGCACTCTTGTTCAAAACCATTGAACAAATCCCCTTGATCGGGGTTGTGGGTGCGCTCTACCGCCTCTTCTAAGGGCAGCATGGCCCGGTGGACATAAGCGTCTCCGGTTGTGCCGGGCAATTTGCCGGTGCGCAAGTGGGCGTCGAATTGGATGGCGTCGGCCCATTCGTCGGGCCGCGTGCGCTTCATGTCAGCCCAGAAATCATTGGAGTGATAAGGGCACCCCACACAAGCCGATTTGGCGGGTAGGCGGTAGCCCCTGCGTTCTATCCAGGCCAAGCAATCGGTGCGAGACAGATTCTGTTCCACGAGGGGATAATAATTGTCGATAAAGCCCACCCCATTGTCTTTCATGCGCGTGGCTTCGTCAATTGATATACCGATCCATTGCCGCACTTTCTTTTTAACCTTCTGGCGGGTCGTATACCCCAGCAGAGTGCGCACCTGCTTGCGTATGGGATTGATCTTGTAGTCCCGGGTGCAATTGCGCCACAGCATACCGCCCGACGAGGGCGGTATACGGGCCGCTTCGCTTTCTTCCACCGACTGCTTGATATACAGGGGTGGATTAGAAAGGCCCCCAATGGATCGGGCCGGCGCACCTACCGCATCCCACATATCTTGACGCAAATTGCCATACTGGGTGCGGTAAATGGGGATTTGGTCGCCCCCCAACCCCTCCAAATAATCCAGGTACTCATAAACGGCCGGTGGTTCCCACCCCGTGTCGGCAAAAATGGCCGCTTCTAAGGGCGCGTCCCACATACCGTGCAAAGCGGCCAGGTAGATAAAGGACGATTGAGTACCCGCTCCTAAGCTCAATACGTTCAGATCGTAGATCATACTCACTCGTTGGCCCCGAACTCGGTTTCCTGGCCGATATACAGGCGCACGGTGTAGGCCGTGCCGGGTTGGTGGTTGCTGGGGACGGTGAAGGCTCTCATGGGGGCCTCGGCTAAAAAGGGAGGTCGTCTGAGTCGTCCAACGGCGGCGGCTCGTTCGGATTCGGCTGGGCATACGCTGCCCGCTCGCCTTCCGACATAGGCACCGGCCCCTGGTCGCGCGGATCGGGCGGTCCTAGTGGCAATTCTCTTTGCGCTTCATCGTGGGCCAACTGGCGCTCCGCGCGGTCGGGGTCGTAGGTGTCGGCCTTTTCTTCTTCGGTGTAGTCCTGCTCTGCGCTGTCACTGAAGTTAGGCTCGTCCACCGTGGGATCCAGGTGGGACAGGGGGGGCAGGCCCCGCTTCTGCGCTTCTATGAACAGGGTGGCCGTCCACCCTTCGGGCACTTCCTTCAATTCCAGATTGGTGGCCGCCTGCGCTGCCATGGTCCACGCCGAAGCCAGCATGTGCCCCATATGAGCCCACTGGGCGTCTGTGTCGTCTGTGGTGGGTTTGACGGCCTGCACAGGCTGGTCGGGGGCCGAAAGGATTTCAGGGGGGATGTCGGCGCTGTTGACGTGCATTTCGGTGGCCTGTGCTCCCGCGTCAAAGTTGGGGTCCAAGTCGTCGTTGAACGCCACTTTTACCGGCTGAGTTTCTCCATCCTTAAACCGCTTCATGGTCAAGCCGTATTGCTGGTATTCAGAGACCCATGCCTGGGTAATGCTGATGCTCTCGTAATCCAGGCGGGTCAACTCCAGGCGGCCGTTGCGGCCGGGGAAGGGGTGGTCCTTGATCTGCCGAACAATGGAAAAGGGCACGTGCCAGCGGCCCTCCTGCCAGTTGTCCTGGCCGCTCACACAAGCCTTAACGTCGAAACTGTAATAGAAGCCCCCGCTTTCATGGGTGGATAGGGACTTGGTGACGTTATCGCGCTTGAACTCTATGATATAGGTTACGTTGTCTGCTATTTTGAGTGCCATGTTACTCCTCCTCCGTGTGGTGGTCCAGTAGCCACTGGACGGCAATGAACAATTGTTTCAATTCGCCGACGTCCAACTGTTGCAACCCTGGATCGGATATAAGGTTGATTAAAGTGGGCTTGGCTGAGGGCGCGTCGGTGCCCTGGAGCACCTGCCGCAAGGCAATTACTGTGGAGTGCGTCCGGCCTATGATATGCCGCTCGTCGTCCAATCCGTCAATAAGGCCTGTGGCCGCTTCGTGCAGGGCGATGAAGGCGGCAAAGCACCGGCCCACGGGGTTGGCCTTTTTAAAGCGCCAGGTGCCCACCAGGTATTCGTTGGCGCTCTCTGCTATAGTGGGCACCTGGGGGAAGTCGTGCTTTTTAAGGTTGTCCTCTATCACGATAGACCGTCCTGTCCTCGGGCAAAGGCCCGGTGGGTGTCCCGCCCCACGACCACCACGTCGGCGGGCAGGTTGCCCGTCCAGCCGCAATTGTACCCGGCGCAGATAGCGCGGCCCCGGCGTTCGTAGAGCGTGGGCTGCTGGCACGAGGGGCAGGGGTGGGGGATATGGCAGCCGGGGCGGATTAGGGTGGCGGCGATCATACTAGGCCCCCTCTTTCTCGGGTTCCACCAGGCCAAATTCAGCCAGGTCGGCTTCGCCTACGATAGTGCAGCGGTGGACCCGGTACTTGCCGTCCGGGCCGATGGGTATACAGGCGATATCTTCGGCGGTGTGTTCGGCCCACAAGATGCGGTAGCCTTCTCTCCATTCTTTGAGACACCAGTCTATGGTGGCCAGGTTAATGCCGGCTCCGCACGACTCATTTTCGTCGTCACTAGCATTGTCCACCTCGTAGGCCTGGCCCACCTTGTAGACAAGACCCCCATTGTAGGGACCTTCCCCGTTTGCTTTGACCAATTTGCAGGCACGGATGGGGCCGGGTTGGTAGAGCAGGAGGCACAGGGGCGTGGTATGGTGTTTATTTATACCAAGCGCCCCGCGCAGATCCGCTTCGTACAGATCCGCTTCGTACAGATCCGCTCCGCGCAGATTCGCTCCGCGCAGATCCGCTCCGCGCAGATCCGCTTTGTACAGATCCGCTTCGCACAGATTCGCTCCGCGCAGATTCACTTCGCGCAGATCCGCTCCGCGCAGATTCACTTCGCACAGATTCGCTCCGTACAGATCCGCTTTGTACAGATCCGCTTCGCGCAGATCCGCTTTGTACAGATCCGCTCCGCACAGATTCGCTCCGTACAGATCCGCTTTGTACAGATCCGCTCCGCACAGATCCGCTCCGCGCAGATTCGCTCTGCTCCTAATTGCGTCAATTACCGTCTCTTTGAATGTGTCCTTATCGGATTCATACAGGACAATATCGCTGCGTCGGTGTTTGATTTGCATACTAGGCCCCCTCGGCGGTGTCGGCGTTGAGCGCGGCAATCAGGGCGTCGGCTATCATTACAGCATCTTGGGCCACAAGATGGGCTCGTGATGAGGTATCAGGCGCGGAATCTACCGCCATCAAGCCTAGGGCGCAGGCGGCGAAGTATTCGCGCTTGGTCAAGCCACTTTCTACGGTGCTATCGGTAAAGGGGTAGGCGGCACTGGGGCCGTAGGTGATTGTCTTTTGGGGCATGGTGGGCCTCCACAGGGTGAGGGGGTGTGAACTGCTGTTAAGCGTTAAGGGTAATGTTGCCGTGGTGAACGTTGCTGTGGCAAGAGACGCATAACCAAATGATATCGAAAGGTTTATAATAATCTTCGTGGTGGCCATGTATGCGCCCTATCTGTTGACAATGAGAGCAACGGTCAGGGGCTTTGAGCCGGCCTTCGCGCCGGGCCTTCATAACCTTTATGCGCAATTTAGTGACTGCTTTTGTGCAATCGCGGCATCGGGTATCGGTCCATATAGGGGTCTTGTGATTATACCGCTTCCCCCAGTCAGGATTAGGCCTGCCATTAAACTCAGATACAGGCAATGTGCGATTGCAACGGGGGCATTCTTTGGTAAACATGAGATATCCTTTGTTTGCTTGCTTATTAATATAGCACAAAGGGCAGACAGACGCAAGGGGAAAGTTGACATCCTCTGCTTTTTTTGCTATATTACCTTACATGAGTCGAATCGTAATAAACATGGATGCTATTGAAGCCCGTATGATCCAGCGCAAGATAGGAACCAAGCGTCTTCTGGCTCAACGAGCCGATCTGGCCGAATCTATCCTGTATCGCCTAACAAGTCGCCCTGAGCGCACTTCCTTGTCTACTGTACATAAACTATGCCAGGTATTAGAGTGCAACCCCGGCGATATACTGGTGCTCAAATGAGTGAGACCCGGCCGGCGGGCCAACCGGCCCCGCTAACCGGCCCCGTACGGGCTGGAGGCGTCAAAAGCGCCAGATCGTATGCTGGCGAACTCGGGTAACGGGTGGGACGAAATCCCGGTAGGCCCACGGCCTGATCTGCCCTGCGGCAGTTTAGGTAGCCGAGTAGGGTGTCGGTCGGGCCTCACAACCACAAGGAACACATGTATACCGTTCAGGCAGCAGCTCGCTTGCTCGACTTAAAGCCCCGCGCCATTACCGTGGCGGTAGAACAGGGACTGGTGGTCCCACACGAAGGGAAGCAGGGGCGGGGGCATAGCCGCTATTTTAATCGCTTGAATTTAATTGAACTGCTGGCCGTGGATCGCTTGCGACAATTCGGCCTGATGCCCAGGGCCATACGGCGCATAGTGCCATTGGTTGCCAATCGAACCTTTTTAGTAGATCCTTTTCGATATCTCATCCGCTGGAATGGCCAACCCCACTGGATAGCAGGGGACACCCTGGACCACCTGTCTTCTTTCACGGCTGTTTTATGGTTGGATTGTCAGGCATTGGAAGAACAGGTGGACAAAGTGCTTGACAGAGGAATGTTGAATTGATTATCTTGGGTACTGAGGGGTCCGCGAAGCCTCTCGAAATCCTTTCTCACTGGACGGCCCCCCCGGTTCCCTTTCCTCCTCGAGCCGGGGCGGCCCATAAAAAAAGCGGCACCCGCAAACGCTGAGGAGCTAAACGGGCACCGCTAATGAACTGTTGTTATGGATAAAGTATTAAACAATACGTACAATAGCAAGCACAAAATAACCCCGGGGCGCTTCGGCCCCCGGCGCGGGACCCACCCGTCCCTGCATATATCGGCCGACTCCTCCCAGGTCGCCGTTGGCCCCCCTTACCGCGCTTCGCCGCTGCGGTGTGGGGGGCTTTTTTATGGTAGGGGGTGTCTATGAGCTGGGACATTAAACAGGGCGATTGCGTGGAGCAACTGCAGCTCATGGGGGACCAGTCGGTCCACTGCTGCGTCACCAGTCCGCCCTACTACGGCCTCAGAGATTACGGCACGGCCCAATGGGAAGGGGGCGACCCTGTCTGCGACCACAAGCCCAAGGTGAGGCCCAGGACCTCACGGCTCAAGGGAAGCCTCGAAGGCTCAACGCAAACGGTAGACGAGAGTACGGTCCAGCGGAATTGTCACTGTGGGGCCACAAGGCAGGACCAGCAGATCGGCTTAGAAGATATGCCCGAGCAGTATATCGAGCGGTTGGTGGGGGTATTCAGGGAAGTCAGGCGGGTGCTCAGGGACGACGCTACTGTTTTTTTAAATTTGGGGGATTCGTACGCAGCCAATCGGGGTTACCAGGTGACAGACACCAAGCACACCAATGTGGGCAACAACCACGGGGCCACAGTGCCCACCGGCTACAAACCCAAAGACCTGCTGATGATCCCGGCCCGGGTGGCCCTGGCGCTCCAGGCGGACGGGTGGTACCTCAGATCGGACATTATCTGGGCCAAGCCCAACCCCATGCCCGAGTCCGTCACGGACCGGCCCACCAGCGCCCACGAGCACATCTTCCTGCTGGCCCAGCAGGAAAAGTATTACTACGACGCAGACGCCATTGCAGAACCGGCCCTAACTGCAGGCGACACGCGCCACCTGCGGGCTGACCGGACGCAGGTGGCGCGTGAACATAAGCAAGATGGGCATGGCCGCCGCCATGCCGGATTTAACTCCCGCTATTTTACCGGGCAACCCCAGGCCGAAACCCGCACCCGCCGCAACGTCTGGACCGTGGCCACACAACCCCTGAAATCCGCCCATTTTGCCACCTTCCCACCCAAACTGATCGAGCCGTGTGTCCTGGCCGGCTGCCCTGAAGGGGGCACGGTGCTGGATCCGTTCGCCGGGGCCGGAACTACCCTGCTGGTAGCGGATCGGCTCAATCGGCACGGGATCGGGATTGAGTTGAACCCCGAGTATTGCCACCTGGCGCGCAAGCGCCTGCAGGACGATTGTCCGTTGTTTCACGGAATAGAAAGCGAGGTGGTAGCATGAAAGAAACCCGCACCTTATGCGACGAGTGCGAAGAGGTGGTAGAGCCGTTGATAGTGCAGGAGGCGGATAGCCTGGAGCCCCAGGACGGCTTGTGGTTGCATTTTACGGCCACACAAACACAAGTGCCCGCCTTGCACCTGAGCACCACCGGGGCAAACAAGCAGGTGGCTATTGATTTGTGCACCCACTGTGCCCTGAACCACATAAAGGCCTGGCTGCGAAACTTGCCCACCATAGGGGACCACCTGGACGACATGGCACACCTAGTCAGGAAGGAGCATTGATATGCGCGGAGTCAGTATGAGAGAAGAGCCCCCCCGGGATGCGGGGGTGCGGCTGGAATTGCAGGGGCTGAGGGAGATACAGCGGCCCCCCCCTGAGACGCCCGACCTGTCGTTCAACCCGTATAAGCCCGATAGCGCCAGCCTGCAGGATGCTATGGACCGGCTCCGTAAGGGGTATGTGGTCTATCAGGGGCAGGTGGAGTTGATTGTGCAGGCGTGGGAGCGCATGGTAACGAATTACCGGGCGCAGGTGGTCAAGTTGGAGGAGCGGGACAAGGCGTTGAAGCGCAAGGCTACGCGGCTGGAGAAGCGCAAGCGGGCCTGGGAGCGGGATAAGGCCCGATTGCTGAAGATGGCGGGGGTGACGGCCAAAGCGTGGGCGGCGGCGCACCCGGGGCAGGAGGAGAAAGACCTTGACACGGAGTGAGCGGGTGTGCATATTGAGAAGAGCAGCAAGGGCGTATCTACCGCCTGAGTAACCACATGCCGTGCACAGACAATGCCCTTGAATATGGGGTGCGAGTCTGAGCCTTGCGCGGCGGCCAGGACTCGGTAGACACCCCATATTCAGGGGTATTTTTATTGGGAGTAAGCATGTGGCCCCCACCTGACATTGAATATGCTTATGTGGACGAATCGGTGGCCCTGGTGCAAGGGGATTGTATGGAGATATTACCCCAACTGCAAGCCGAAAGCATAGACCTGGTGCTGACCGATCCCCCTTTTGGTCTCAACTACAATACACTAAGAGATATGGCCTCCCGGCGGGAGGCCATATTCCAGGGCACTACCAACGGCGCTCCACGGCCCATACAGGGGGACAGCAGGGCCGACTTTGAACAGGGCATGAAAGAGTGGTTTCCCGCTTTCAAGCGGGTATTAAAGCGTGGGGGTTGTTGTTGTTGTTGTTGTTGTGGTGGTGGTGGCCCCCAGCCTATTTTTGCCGAAATGACGCTAGCGATGGACGCCTGTATGGAGTTTCTGCAGGCGGTGGTATGGGCCAAGCCGGGCTTAGGGATGGGGTTGCGCTACCGGCGCAGTTACGAATTTATGCTGATTGCCAAAAAGGCGGGGGCGGCCCTGCGGTGGAACAACACCAGCAAGGACGTATCCAATGTGGTGGACTTCCGCAAAATCATACCGGCGGCCCACCAGCACCCCACGGCCAAGCCCGAAACCCTTATGTCCCACTTTATTCAACTGCACTCGTTTCCCGACGACATTGTACTGGACCCCTTTGCCGGACATGGCCCCACCTTACGGGCAGCCAAAGACTTGGGCCGTAAGGCGATTGGTATTGAACTGGACGAAGATCATATACCGGCTATTGTCCAACGATTGCAACAAGAAACATTAGCCTTTGGAACAACGGCCGCCCCTCGTCAAGAGGCCCCAAAGCGCGGCACGTACCACCTACAGCTCCACCCACCGGCCCGCTCCCGAGGCTGAGGGCACGTCCACGGACGGCTCGATATCGGGGTACCGTGTCCCTTCGTAGTATAGGGACCGTTTGGCACCTGGACGCACCGGGTGTGTAGTATACCAGAGTAATAGGCCGCCCGAGCGGCCAGCGAAACCCTGGAAGTGATCCGCAGGTGGGGAAGATCGTGGCGGGCAACTGGCCACCTGACAGGGGCGCTGGCGGCTGCCGACGTATACCTGACGGACTCAGCGGCAGGTGATCGGCTCCGTATCGTGGGTCCTGTTGGGGCTCATGGTGCGGGCCTTCTGTGCCCTTTCTGGATCTAGCGGCACGGCGAGGAACCGAAACCGGCTCGCACCCAACTACCTGGGATATACCGAAATGCCAACCCCAACCACCGATTCCAGTACCCGCCTGAAGCTCACCCATTGGTTCCGCTGGCAAGCGGTAGGGTGGTACGAACGGGTGTACCAACCGTACGGTACCTGTACTTGTGGCCGTACCGGGTGGCAGTATCGCCTAGGCGATACCCTTATTTGTACGGTGTGCTACCGTACAGCCGAAGAACAACTAATCCCCATCCTGAAACCCCCTAGGGTACACAGAAAGTGAGATGCAAGTATGAGTGAATTAATAGGGCCCATAGAGCAGGACGGACTCCCCGGCACCCTGGAGCCTACCGGGTACCACCTACCCCCGGATCTATCTTACGCCGACTGGGAGACCACGGGGTACAAGCTGGCCCAACAACTGGATGTACAGGCGAACCGGCTCGATATGCTCAGGTGGTGGGTGGGGGATTGGTTGCTCTACGGGGAGCATACGTACGGCCAGAAGTATGCTCAGGCGGTCGAGATCCTGGGCAACCGCTGGGCCGTGGGGACCTTGCAGGGCTGGATGTGGGTCTCTCATCAATACGCGACCTTTGCCCGGGCAAACTACGCGCTACCCTGGTCTCACTTCCGCCAGGTGGCCGCGTTAACCCCCCGCCAGCGCGCGCCCTTGTTGCAGGCGGCCCTTCAGAACAATTGGTCGAGACGTCAACTCAAGGACGCCCTGGAGACCAAATACCCCCCAGAGCCCCAAATTCAGCCCGTACAGCCCGAACCCCCCGTTGAACCTATCCAACGGGGGGTAGCCTATTCACAGGCCCATGTAGGGGAAATATGGACCGTGGAGCACCACGAGCGGCTAGCGGCGTTCCTCCTGGTCCCAGGCCCAGATGATGGCGCCCAGGACGACCAGTAAGATAAGCCAGTCCATGTTAGTCTCCTTGTGGGTGGGCAAAGATGGCGAGCAGGGTCTCCGGGGCCAGGGGGATGCGGTCTAATTGGGCCAGCAATTGATGGCAATACTTGCTTTGGGGGTGGTCCCTAAGATATCCCAGGGGGTTGTATTTGGGCGGGTAGACCTGGCCTACTTTTAAGCCGTTGACGTACACGCGCACGGCGCTTTTTTGATAGCGGTTGGAGTTGGTATTAGCCACTTCAACCGTGCCGGCAAAGTCCTGTAGAGTGAGCATAGGGTTAGTCCTTTCGCTGGGGATATTGGGTGAACCGGCCGCCGTACACGTAGCCTTGTTCGTTGGCCCAGTGTACAAATCGATCTTGGGTGTGTTCCGACCACCAACACCACCCGTCCCACACCGCTCCGTCCGGTTCTATGTGGGGTCGATGGTTGTACACGCGGGCGTAGTCGGCTACGGCTTGATGCAAGCCGACGGCATCGTCCTGGAGCCAGTGTTGCAGGGCGGTTGTGCTTACGCTGGGCATGGTTAGTCCTTTCGTTTGGCCGGGCGGCCGACCCGGCCCTCGTAGATGAGCCGGGCCAGGTGGCGCAAATCCCCGGAGGTGAAGGCATACGCTTGGTTGATTATCCGGCCTATGCCGTGTTTCTTCGCTAACTTGACGACCCAGCTCCCCGATACCCGCAGCCAGGCGGCGGCCGTGTGGGCGTCGTAGGTGGGCTGGGGTAGATCGATCAGTCCTTCTTTCATAGTTTCAGCTCCCGGGGTGCGGTCTCGTCGTCCTTTGCCAGGGTGCGTACGTAGTCCCACGCCCATTGTTTTTCCGGGTGCTGGAAGGCCTGCCAGTCGGCCCAGCACCAGGTAATTTTCCGGCCCACATAGGCGGCCAGCATCTCTTGCGGGGGGGTGGCGGCGGCCTGCCAAAGCATCTCACTGAGCAAGGCGTGGGACGACCAAGATACTTTTACCCCTTTCAGGTAAGCCCCTTTCAGGTCGGCCCCTCCCAGGTAAGCCCCTTTCAGGTCGGCCCCTCCCAGGCTAGCCCCTTTCAGGTCGGCCCCTCCCAGGCTAGCCCCTCCCAGGTCGGCCCCTCCCAGGTAAGCCCCTCCCAGGTAAGCCCCTCCCAGGTCGGCCCCTTTCAGGTCGGCCCCTCCCAGGTCGGCCCCTCCCAGGTTAGCCCCTTCCAGGTTAGCCCCTTCCAGGCTAGCCCCTCTCAGGTCGGCCCCTTCCAGGCTAGCCCCTCTCAGGTCGGCCCCTCCCAGGCTAGCCCCTTCCAGGCTAGCCCCTTCCAGGCTAGCCCCTCCCAGGTTAGCCCCTCCCAGGTTAGCCCCTCCCAGGTAAGCCCCTCCCAGGTAAGCCCCTCCCAGGTCGGCCCCTTTGAGGCAAGCCTGCTCGAGTGTTTGCTTGATGGTGGTGTGGTCTGATTCGTACAGTACGGAATCTGTGTCTTTATGCTTGATTTGCATGGGGTACGGTCCTTTCCAGGTTAGGTGGGCCGGGGTAGGTAATTGCGCCCTGTTTCAAACTCCAGGGTCAGTGAGAATACAAATTCACCTTGGCGTTCATAGTGTTTGACGAGCCGGTCTACAGCTTCTTGAACCTCCTTTTCGAGCTCTTGATAGGACAATTTGGCCAGCAGCTCAGGCGCCCCAAAGCCTGATAAGCGGGTAGGAGCGGGTTTTAATCTGGAGTGTTTCAGAGTGACAAGGGCCATTTTTCCCTCCTGTTGGTGGTTAGTCGGAGCAGCGGTTGTGCTCCCGCTCGCCCCAGTGCTCCACATTGTAGGTCTTAGCGATCTCGATTTGGGCTTCTATGGCGGCCCGGACTTCCCGGTCTTCAGCGGGTAGTTTCGCCAGTATTTGCGCTTCCAGCACGGTCAGACTCCGGTACATATCGAAATCCGTAGCGGTACGGAGTCCGATGGGCGGCCGCAGCTGGTTGATAAACTGGGCTTTAGTCAAGGTCCTCCTCTCTCCGTCCGCGAAAGACGGGCGGTTCCAGTAGGGCGTGTAGGGCGTCGGCTAGGGCTTGGTGCGTTTCGGTTATTTGGTCAAGGCGGGCGTCGGTCGTCCCGTGGCGCTGCGTCCATTGGGCGCTGTTTTTCTGGGCCAGTGCTATCATAACCTGTTGACGGTCGTATTCTAATTGGATTAGATCGATATTAAGGGCCATAATTACGCCTCCTCGCTTTCTTCTTCGTCCTGGGGATGGTCTTCCAGCCAGCGCCCCACTTCCTCCAGGGCGAACCAGGCGAGCAAGTTTTCAAAGCCATCGGCCGTATCGGCCAGTTCGGCGCGGCCAAAGCTGGCCACAAATTCAGGTACGCTCTTATACCCGAAGTCATCGGCGTAGGTGGCGGCCAGGTCCCAGATAGCGGTTTTGTTGGCTTGGTAGAAGGTGCAGCACTCAGTGTAGTAACAAAAGCCGGGCCAGCCGGCGTCGGCCCCGTACTGGCCGGCCTCCCTGAGTTGGTCGTCTTCCATCTGGGAATGGGCCTTGACGGCAGCGTACAGGGCGTGCATGGGGTCTGCTTGGGTGGTATACATGGGGTTAGTCCTTTCGAGTAGGATAGGGGACATACTGGGCGCAGGCCGGATTGGGGCAGGTGTGGGTGTAGATTGTGTAGGATCCGTATAGATCGGTACGCACCAGGCACAAACAGGCCGGGCACTGGACTTTAGGTACCCGCTTTTTGCGTCGGCCTCGGGTGTAGTATTGGGTGGGCATGGGTTAGGCCTCCTCGTTGAATAGGTGCCCGTTTTTACCGTACAGATAGGGCCGGAACTTGATATCGGCTTCCCCGGTATCGGTCTCGTACCCCGTGATAAAGCCAGATACGGTACGGCCCTTGTATTTTACTTGGCCCGGATGGGAAAAAAAGGTATCGGGGGCAATCGTTGTAAGCCGCACATAGCGGCGCCGGCCGTCAGGGCACAAGCAATGGGTCACATGGGTGGGAATCTGCCACGGGCCGAAATGGTGCATTTGAGCGAGCATAAGAGTGTCTCACAGGGTAAAGGGTAGAAAGGTACGGGCCGGATGGACTTCATCCGGCCCGAGCTGGGACTGCGTTACGAGCCAAAGGTGTAGAGCGCGATGTTACCGTGATCGGATACGACCCATACATTGGGCCAGTACTGGGCTTCGTCCATCCAGTCTTTAATGGCTGCGTCCTGGTGCGCTGGATCGTGGTCATCGGTAATGAGTTTGCCCGACTGCCAGACACCGTTGTCCTGAATGTAGATATCTTCCTCGTCGGGCACGAACCCGTCTATGGTCTCTTCGGGCTTGTCTACCTCTTGGACAAAACCTTGTTCATCTTCATACAGGTACACGGCATCCTTGCCTTTGAGTTTGGGGAACAAGTCTGTATCGTCCGGTGTGACGCGAAAGGCGAAGATGTAAGGCATTTCTTCGCCTAATACGTCGTCATACCCTCCTTCCAGACCTTGATCCCAGAAGTAAGGGACATAAGGTTGTTCGTACTCAAACTTGCCCGGCCGCTTGACGGCGTCGTAGTAGTGCTGCAGTACTGGGTTGATTGTGCTTGTTGCGCTCATAATAGGACCTCACAGGGTTAGGGTTTGTCAGCGTGATTGCCAACTGTCTTTTAGGAAGTGAGGAAATGAATGGCGCGCCCTGTGCCTACTGGGCGATAAAAGGCGATACCATAGTCTTCATGCTCTGCAGATAGATGCAAGGTGTCCACGGCGGCAGAGTAGATCAAATCGGTGGGGAATTGACGCAAGTATCGACTGATCTCTAAGTCAGTTAAGGTCTCTTCGCCTTCCCCATTGCGCTCTATGCGGATATTTAAGGTTTCCATGGCAATGCTCCTGTGAAGTGTGGCAGTGTGTATCTCTTTACTGTCTTTAATGTACGGACTGTTTATGGCTAAAACTGTGATCTACGTCACATTATTGGGCTTTTTTCTGTATGGGGGGGGGTTTTCTTATACTGGGGGTCTATACAATGAACTATGCGTGTGGGTGACTGTGGTAGGTAGAGGGGCAGAGGGTGTTTAGGGGACAGGCGGCCAGCGGGGGTGGGGTGGGGGGAGGTACGATAGGGGGGGGGTATACATGGGCTATACATGGCTGCCCCGTGCCCAGCAGCGCCGGCCCCGTGCAGCAGCGCCCACAGGCCGCCGGCCGGCAGCACCGTAACCCCGTGACCCCACTGCACATAGGTGCACGGGCCCAGGCGGGCAGGGGCACAGGCGGGCAGGGCACAGGTGGGCAGGGGCACAGGCGGGCACCGGTCCGCCCCCACAGACGGGGGGTGGGCTTGAGAGAGGGGGTGAATATGGGGGACCCTACCTGTATTCCCCCACGGCATACCCCCATAGCCCCCACAGTCCCCCAGTGGTTGCCCCCACAGACACAGGGCCGTATATTACCCCTATGCACCGCTATCACACCCTGGCAGCCCAGCGCATACGCAGACGCCGCAAGGCCCTGTGGGATCATTGGACTGACGGGCACCCACCAGCACGTAACTTCAATAAGGGCACTCCGTTGGGCCGGTGCGGCCAGCGACATTGCCGCATATGCTATCAGGTGGCGGACAAGTACCGTCGCACACAGGAGCAAGGCCCCCTGCCCCACGAGTGGCCTTCCTGCAAGTAGGACCCCCCCGGGCGCTCCCCCTACGCCCCCGGCGCACACAAAGTACTTGCTCCCCAGGTCCCAGGAGGCTATATTTGGGGTAGAAATAGACCGCCCCCATGCAGAATCAGGCCACATTTTAAGCAATATTGACCGATTTAGGCCACATTCCGGGCAAATGTGGCCTGGGGGGCTCTCAAATCGCGGCATAGTAATTCACCTGTGACCAATTTAGGCCAAATGCCCCTATATAGCCGTGGAAGGGTGGTCCCCATGAACGCCTACCAACAAGCCCAGCAGCAGTTGGACACCATGCGCCAGCAGCAGCAGGAGCAGTGGAGACGGTCAAGCCTGAGTATGAGCAGTACGTACATAAGGAATACAAGGTGTCCCTGTGACCCACTTTAAGCACTTTCACGCCCTGCCCCACCCTCGCTGGTTGACCACCCCCTACGAAGTGGGCGGCCGCTCTACCGATCTGTCTCAACTGGGCTCTTCGCTCACCCAGGTGCTCAAAGACGCCTACCCCATCAATCAGGTGCCCGACGATCTGGCCGTTCAGGCCGTATCGCTGTATCACACCCTGTTCACCGCCGAGCGCGAGATCCACGACTTTATCGAAGCCGTGTCCCGCGATTTGGCCCAACCCGAACTCACCCTCTGCAAGGAGCATCCATGAACCTGAAACCTTTGTCCGACCGCGTCCTGGTCCACAAAGAGCCCGCCGACGATATGACGGAAGGCGGTATTGTCATCCCCGACACGGCCCGGGGCAATTCCGACCTGGGCACGGTGATCGCGTGTGGCCCTGGAAAGCGCGAGAACGGCCACCGTCTCCCCATGACGTGTAAAACGGGCGACACCGTGGTGGTGGCCCGTTACGCCGGCACGGAAACCGAAGTGGACGGACGGCCCCTGTTTGTCCTGCGCGACGAAGACGTGCTGGCCGTGATCGACCGCCCATGACCCTGACCCAACTGGCCACTAAAACGGGCATCCCGCGCGAAACGCTCAAGTACTGGCGCCGCAAAGGCCTGATCGAGCCCCTGCTCACCGACGACCAGGGCCGCACCCAGTACCCCCACGCCGCCCTGGCCCACTGCCGGCGCCTGCGGCAAACGGGGAAAAACCGCCACAACAAGCAGTATTACTACCGTCCGGACTGAGTTTACTATTCCTTATTATATATATAGACCATGCCCTCGATTCGCCTGATTTCCGTAACGCGCCTTTCTCAACTGGAACAGGGCGCCTTCTATAAGATCGTGGGCTCGGCCTCGGACGGACTGCCTATCCCCCCCCAGGTCTTTTGCTATCAGGGCTCGGTGGTTTCCCTGGCCGGGCAAGTCTACTTGACCGGCTACTTGTGGTGGGCCGAAGGGACCCGGTGGCGGGGGCAGCAGACGCAAGTAGCGCCTGAAATGGTCAATATCCCCGAGAACGGCTGGGCCGATCTGCACCTGGAGAAGATCGAACAGGTGCGCGGGGGCCTGATCGAAGCGCCCAGTTACCAGGATATCATCCGCCACCGCCAATTGCACGGGCCGCAGTTTAAGACTCGCCTGCCCGCCCTGATCAAGGAGACCGGCCTTGGATAGCCCCGTCCTCTATCTGGGTCTGGATTTGGCCACCCGGCGCGATTCGTCGGCCCTCTTGGGCGTCTATCGCCGCTCGGACGAGGTCTTCTGTGTCTACGGCAGTGCCATCTGGCCCGCGCCGGTGGATTTGCTCAATCAGGTGGAACCGGCCCTGTTCGATATCCTCAAGCAGTATCGGGTGGCTGGCCTCCTCTACGACCCCTACCAGATGGCGGCCACGCAGCAGCGCCTGATCGAGTTGGGCTACGAAGACATCCTGGTGGAAGTGAATCAGCAGACCATGATGCTCCCCTGCTCCAACACGCTCCACGACCACTGCACCAACCGCACCGTCATGCTCCCGTCCGACCCCGACTTGCGCGCCCATTTTGCCGCGGCCAACGCCCAGCACGGCGAACGGGGGTGGCGCATTGTCAAATCCAAGCAATCCCGCCAAATCGACGGCGTCGTCGCCTGCGCCATGGCCCTGTGGGGCGCCACCCAGGAAGTGGGCCACACCTGGCATCCGGCCTGGGATTCGTCCACCCACGTCCGCACCCTGATGAGCCTGCCGTGATCTATGCCGACCGGCCCGAGCGGTGCCAAGCCCAACACGAGATCGAGCCCTTGTTGGTTCGCTCTCATCAATGTCTGTTGGATCGGGACCATGATGGAAACCATGAAATCACCGTTCATTATTACTGGAAAGATAAAGATAAACCTATGAACGATACCGGATTCGGGTCGCCTACCCACCGAGAACAACAGGCCTTCCACCATACGGGCGTAGAAGCTCAGTCTAAATGTGCCCATTTAAATATAGATTCAAAGCCCCCTGTCACTTGCATGTTGCCCATCGGGCATGAAGGGGGTCATTGCGCGGCCACGGGTGAGCGATGGGGCCACCCCCACGATGCTCCCACCTCACCCCAATCCGTCTACCTGCGCATCCCCACCGTCGACACCGTGGTGCGCCCCCTGACCAAATGGCTCCACCACGTGCCCCGCGACACCGACCAGTACACCTTCGACGCCGATATCCTCTATACGGCCGGGTGGGGCATTGCCGAAGGGCGCAACAATATCATTCGTCTGTTTCTGGACTCCGACTGCGATATCCTGTGGATGATCGACTCGGACGTGGTGCCCCCCGTGCACACGGGCCTGTTGGACCGGTTGGACGCCGAGCGCCAAATGGTGTCGGGTGTCTACGAAGGCTTCAAGTTGGAGTTGGGCCTCTACTGGCACGTCTACGATCAGACGGGCACGGACGACGAAGGCTACCCCACCTACGCGATTAAGCCCACCCCCACCTGGCCCCCCGAACCCTTCCACGCCGCCGCCGCGGGTTTGGGCTGTATCGTAATGACCCGCCGCTTTGTGGAAGCCTTACCCGAAGACCCCTTCCAATTCACCCGTAAAAAAGACGGCACTTTGCAGGGGGAAGACTTCCTTTTCTTTCATGCCCACAACGGCGTCTGGGTCGATCCCACCTACCCCTGCGCCCACGCCAAGCAGGTGGACCTGTCCGCCATCCATCAGGCTATGGCCCAACGGATCCTCCGATGAGACACCTGGCCACCAACCCGTCGGCCCTGGGTCTGACCTGCCTGTGGTTGCTGGACGAGGCTGTCGCCGGCCACGATACCTTTGAGCTGGAGTTTAGGCGCATTGGATTGGGGTTAGCCTGGGACACCATGGCTCACTTGTGCGTGGTGGGCGAACGCTACTTTGAGCACCGCGACCACCATGAGTCCGTCTTTGTGGTGCTCGACGAAGCCGTCGTCACCCCGGCCCACCTGGTGGGCGAAGCGGCCATTCCCTTGAAAGACCGCTACCGGGCGGACACCCTCTACGGCCCCGACGCCCCGGCCGACCTGGCCCTGGCCCTGCGTAATTTAGACGGCTTGACCCGCTACACCCACGAAGCCCACCCCGACGCGGCCCGCCACCTGTGGCCCACCTTTCAGGACTTCGACACCACCTGCGGTTTGAAGCTGGGGGCTTCCCTGGACGAACAAACCGTACACCAGGGCCTGGAACGCTTGCTGACCACCCTGGCCCGGGATCCGGGCAAAGACCGCGAATTAATCGATCAAGAAGGCCTCACCACCCCCCGCCTGGTGTTTCCGGCCGACCTGAACGTGAAGGCCACCCAGGAAGGGGTCTCCCGAGGCCAGGAACGGGCGGCAGCGGCCCTGTGGCGCGTGTGCTCTGGGCTAGATCGGTCTCCCCACTACGTCCGGCCCACCGCCGAGCCCCACCAACACCAACCCAACCCCATCACGGGCTACTGATGACCCTGGACGCCTTATATAATAGAATAGACTGGTCTCAAGCCGATCTGGCGCAGGATCAATGGCAGGAAGACCATACGGAGGCCCCCGTCATCCAGCCGGACAAGAAGTGGCGTATCAATGTGCTCTACGAAGCCTTGCAGGGCCTGCTGGATCTGCCCACCCCGCCCGAAGTGGGCGACCGGCGCTCTGATTTGTTCCAGTCCTACGATGAGCACGACGTGAAGAAGACGGCCCGCTATCTGCTCCATTGCGCCGGGGTGTGGGACCAGGTGATAACGATACTGAAAGACGAAGGTCTGATTGATGACTAGTAAATCGTCCATTGGCCCCGACCAACTCCAGCGCGTCTGCCGCATGTACTACACCAACCAGGACGCCATGCGCGCCCTGGGCCTGCACAACAACTTTTATTTCAAGACGCTGTGCTACAAATACGGCCTGGAGCCTCCCTCCGACCGTAAAAAACGCTTGACATGTGCCAACATGGGGTAGTACGCTCTCTTGTAGGGGCATTTGCCCCACCAAGAGCATACTATGGCCCAATTATTTCCCGATCCCGTACCCTTAAATCTGTCTGCAGCCGAAAAGGAAGAGATCCTGTCGCACCTGACGGATCTCTACAACGGCCAGGTGGAAGACCGTGAGAAGTGGCGCACCACCCACGAAGGCTACGACGCCATGTTCCGGGGCGACGTGGGTCCGCGCCAGGGTCCCTGGGAGGGCTCGGCCGACCTGCATATCCCCGCCTCCTACTGGCTGGTCGATTCTATCTGCGTGCGATTGGATTCCACCGTGTGGGGCCAGACACCGTTGGTGGGCGGCCAGGCCGAAGAAGACGACGACCAGGACGCCTTCCGCCATGCCTCTAACCTGATCGACTGGCACCTCCAGCCCAAGCGCATGAACGCCCGCATGATCTGGTCCCGCTGTTCGCGCCTGCGCGGCATTCACGGCTTTTCTGTGGCCTTGCTCTCCTACGTCAAGGACATGCACGTCCACCGCAAACTCAATCAATCCGGCCCCCCCGCCTTCATGGTCAACCCGGACCAGACCTTCCAACTGGACGAAGAAGGCAAGCCGGTCGAAGCGGTGCCCCAGGACATTGAGTGGGCCGAAACGATCAAGTATCACGGCCCCGTGATCGAACCGCAGGATTGGGACGACGTGGTGACGGGGGAAACCACGGGCATTAACCTGCAACCCCGCTCTCCGTCGAACCCCAACGGCGCGCCGTGGGTTTTCTTGCGCAGTTGGGAAGACTTGAACCTGATCTGGAAAAAGAAAGAATCGACCTATACCTATATAGAAGGGGAACAGGACGACAAGGACTGGTGGAAGCAGCAGCAACCGACCCAGGACCGCTCCATCAATGAATCGGGCACCTCCAACCAATCTGCCTCCCAGTTACACGACCGCTTTGAAGGGAGAGAGCGCAATGCCCGGGGGGTGCACCGGAGGGGCACGGCGGGCAACCCCGAATTTGAGACCATCTGTGCCTTTCATCCCTGGCTGGTCGAAGGGCCGGACGGAGAAGACGTAGATCAAGAGTGCGTCTTCTTCTTCTCGCGCCGTCCCCGGGTGCTGTTGGGTGCGTATCGCCTGTCCGATATTGTGTGGACGGGCGAACGGCCGCTCTTAGAGTGGCACTACCAGCCCGTCGGGGTGCGGTGGTATTCGCTGGGGGTGATGGAAATTGCCCAGCACCTGTCGGCCGAGCTGGACACCATCCACAATATGAGGATGGATGTGGGCTTTGCCACCAACATGCCCTTCTTCTTCTTTGTCTCCACCTCCGGTATCAACCCCGAAAACATTGAACTCAAGCCGCTCAAGGGCGTCCCCGTCGATAACATCAACGACGTGGCCTTTCCCCAACTGCAGAACGTTACCTCCTTTTTCTACCAGGAAGAACAACTCCTCTACACCCTGATCGAACGGGTCATGGGGGTCACGGATCTGTTTTTGGGCATATCCCCCACCCAGGGGGCCGCTGCCCGCCACGCCACCGGCTTTGTCGGCACCCAGCAAGAAGCGTTGGCCCGCACCCAGAATGTAGTCTCTCAGGATGCGGAAACTTTTTCTCGCCTGTGCCGCCTGGTCTACAACATGGAATTGCAGTACGGCCCCGAGCACCGTATCCTGCGCCTGCAGGGCGAAGAAGGCCCCCTGACCCGACGCTTGACGCGGGATGAACTGAGGATGCGGGGCGAATACGACTTCCGCTTAGGGTCCAATCAGGGCACCTATTCGTCTATGCTTCGGCAGCAGCAGGGCCAACTGCTCATGGAGTTGGCTCAGTGGAACCCCCTTATGGCCCAGGACTTGGGGCGCTTGTGGGAAGCCACCCGCTTCCACATTGAAGCGGGCGATATCTCCCAACCCGAACGCTTCATCGGTCCCAAATCCGCCATCGGTCCCGGCGTGGCCAAGGACCAGGCGGAAGAGAACGGCGAGATGGACCAGCAGGTGTATGGGGTGGACTTACCCGCCCCCGTCCACCCCAGCGATAACGACCAGCAGCACATAACGGAAAGTATTGCCCACCTGGGCTCGGACGCCTATATCTCTATGGGCCAGCCCAATCAGGCTGGCCACCTGGCCCATATCCAACTCCATACGCAGTCCCAACAGCTAAAACAGACCATGCAGGCCCAGCAACAGGCCCAAGCTATGCAGCAAGGGGCTACGGGCCAACCGCCCGCCGCCGCCGCCCCTACACCCGGCGGCCAGGATCGCATTGTACCGCAGTTGACCAATGTGGACCAGGCCGGTCAAATGGGCCAATTGCCCACCAACGGCCAACCCCCCTCCGGTTCCCCTTCGCCCCAAATTGGACCCGTCTAATGCCCAGCGCGAGAGAACAGAAAGACTTTGTCACGAATCCGTGTTGGCAGCATCTGTGCCACGCCTTTGAGGAAATGGGCCGCAAGGAAGAATACAACCTGAAGGCCAGCGCAAGAGAGGGCAATATCACGGCTATCAACGTGCAGGCGGGTAAGGTGGAAATGCTGGATATCGTTAAACTGAGATTGCTCAACTTCGAGAAAGAAATGGATCCGCACACGGAGGACGTGGCCCTTGCCGCTGGCTAATCTACAACCCGATGTGCGGCGCACCATTGCCCGCAACACGCTCAACAAGGGGCCGTACGTGCTGTTTTCCTTTCCCGACGGCCAAAGCCCCCTTATCCTGCTGGATGCTCTCACGGTCAAACAGGCCCAACGAGCCCAGTCTGAACTCGGACGCATCGTCCGCCAACTCGAGGATCAACGCCATGAAGAAGTCCGGACACAGCTCGTCGGGCAAGAACCCGACCAAGGCCTCCAAGTCCCACGGCCACCCCAAAGCCAAAGCCAAGGGGACGAAGAAGGGCTACACCCAGAAAGACCCGGCCAAGCAGTATTAGACGGGTCGTAACCGAAAGCATAAGAACATGTCCGAAGTAACCCCGGGCGTAGAAGAGGGGACCCCGGCCCCCGAGGAACAGGCCGCCGCTCCCGGCGCGGAGTCTGCCGGTGTAGAAGAAGGGCCTATTCCGTACGATCGCTTCAAGCAGGTCAACGATAAGTTGGGTCAAGCCGAGCAGGACAAGCAGAAGTTGGCGGATTGGGCCCGACAAGCCCAGCCCCATATTCAACGGCTGGAAGGCGAGAACCAGCAACTCAAGGCCCAATTGGAAACCAACCCGACCCCCGTCAACGGCCAGGCCTCCAACGGCCAGGCCCCGGACGAAGATCCCACCGAACGGCTGCTCAACGATGCGTTCGGACGGGATGAAAACGGGCAAAATGCCCGCCAGATATTCGAGATGGGCGTGGACCAGGCCCTGGCTAAAAAAGGCGTGGCCACGCAACAGGACGTGAGTACGGCCGTCCAACAGGGCAACCAGCAGGTTCAGGACCGCTTTACCTCGGCCTCGACCGTGCCCAACCAGCTGCAGAATATGATCCGCTCGGGCCAAATTGACCAGGAGGGGGCGACCAAGATTTACCAGAAGGTGCAGCAACAGTTTGCCTCTGACCCCGATCTGGCCAACCGCCCCAACGATGTGCAGCACTTTATCGGCTCGACCTACGCCCAGATGCAAACGTCGGGCGAGTTGCCCATCCAGCAGTTTCAGGCGCCCACCAACCCACTGCAGCCTTCGGGCTCCAGTCAGGGACCGCCCCAAGAAGACAAACCCACGGTGGACGGCGGGGCGCTCAAGAACATGTTTCAGCGTTTGCGCGGGGCCGACTCGGCTCAACTGGACGCCAAGTTGAAGGCCCAGGAACAAAGGGAGGTGCCCCGTGGCTAAAGAACAACTGGTGGATCAAATCGACAACACGCCCGAAGTCTTGGATCTGGTCGGCGAGGCTATTGAGTGGGTGACTGGGCAACACAAAGAGCACCAGGAATGCCCCTGGTGCGGCTGGAACCAGGCTGCCAAGTCCAATCCGTCTCAGGTGTTCAAGTCGCACCTGAGAGGCACGCACCAGCACAAGGCGCAGGCCGCCTACGAGCAGAGTACCATGGACCCCACCTTGATTGTCACCGATCCGGTGGACGCCCAGGTGCCCCTGTTGGAGCGCATCGGATTGGAAGTCAAAGACGAGTGGGATAAGTTCAACGCTCTGGCCGTACCCGACGACATCCGCCGCGAGGCGGAAGCCGAAGGGGGCGTCTTGCGGTGGGTGGATCCCAACAAGGGCGGCTACTGGAAAAACCAGGGCGCCTGGTTTCCCAAGTATAAGCCCGAGCACGAAGACACGCTGGCCGCCCAACGCTCCACCGAAGACGGCACCGTGCGCGCCAATGAGATGATTTTGGCGGTTATGCCCAAAGAGTTGGTGGCCAAACGAACACAGATCAAGCGCCAGCTCAACGACAATAACTTACGCTCCCGCGCCGAGGAACGTCCCGGCGGGGGGCAGGGACACCGTTCCGATACGGCCCAGAAAGCCTACGATTCCATGCTGGCCCAAGGCTCCGACAAAGCCACCGCCCAACAGGTGGCCGACTCGGTGGATCGGGGGCTACAAAAGGGTAATATCGGACCCAAAGATACTCGCGAGGACGGGTATTTCCACTTTCAAGATCAACAGGGTCGTCGATCCTTGTAAGGCGGCCCGCCTACAAGGAAGGTAACTTATGGCTAATGCGGATACCCCGCATGGGTTCACGTGCTTCGGACCCATACTCGCTACCCATCCCTATTCCGTCGATGCGTCCAACGGCACCGCCTTTTTTATCGGCGATGCGGTGGAGATCGAAACCGATGGCAATGTGATTCCGGCCACGGCCACGGGCACCCAGATTTTGGGGGCACAGGATGGGATTTTGGCCGCTTCGACGGCCGGCACGGTGAACGTGCATAACGACCCGGATCAAGTCTACTACGCGCAAGGGCAATCGGGCCAGACCCCCACCCAGGCTATGATCGGCGCCAATACCGATCTGGTTGCCGGGGCGGGTAACACCAACACCAACATCTCCGGGCACGAACTGAATCTGTCGGACGCCGATACGGCGACCTTCCAGTTCCGCATTATGGATCTGTTGCAGCGGGTGGATAACACCCTGGCGGCTAACGCCGAGTTGGTGTGCAATATCAACGAGCACTCTTTCAAAACCACAACGGGGGTGTAACCATGGCATCTATAATGGGAACCAGCGCCTGGCCGCACCACACGACCCTGCGTGGTATCGACATCATCGTCTTCGACGAGTGGGAACAGCGCCCCCGCAAAGGGCGCGATATCTTCAACGTGAGAGACTCCACCCAGTACCAGGAAGACACCAAGACCGCCGGCGGGGCCGGGGTTATGACCGAGATCAGCGAAGGGCAATCTCTGTCCTACGTCAGTCTCAACGAAGGCTTCCGCAACACGTTCACCCATCTGGACTACGGGAACGGGATGCGGATTACCCGCCGCATGTTCCGCGAAGACCTCTACGGCACCATGGAAGAACAGGCCGCCGAGTTGGGGCGCATGGCCGTGGCCACGGAAGAGACCCTGTTGGCCAACCATTTCATCAACGGCTTTGACTCCAACTTCACGGGACCGGACGGGGTGGAACTGTTCTCTACCGCCCACAACCGGGAAGACGGCTCGACCTACTCGAATACGTTGACCAACGCAGCGGATCTGAGTCAAACGTCGTTCGAGCAGGCCATGATCGACTTTTCGGATTTCCGCGACGGCGGGGGCAAGCGGCTCATGATCGAGCCGGCCCTGCTGCTGGTGTCCAAGGAGTTGCGCTTTGAGGCGCACCGCTACCTTAAAAGCGCCTACTCGCCCGAAGACGACACCAATGCGTCTAATCCGCTGCAGGATATCGTTCAGGCCTGCGTGTGGAACTACCTGACCGACACGGACGCCTGGTTCCTGGTGGCGCGCAAGGAAGACCACTTCCTGCTGCTCTACGAGCGCGAAACGCCGTGGACCGATTACGAGGTGGAGTTTGAAAGCAAGGACCATAAGACGAGTTTAATGTTCTCTCAGAGTAGCGGATGGGCCGATCCACGCGGAGTCTTCGGCTCGCCGGGCGTTTGATAACTCAAGCAATAACAACCCTAGAGCATTTGTGCCTTCTAAGAAAGGGGAAATAATGCCTCGAATTAAACGCAGAGTCACACCCACCCAAAGGGGCGTTCATAGCCGAGGGGCCAGTACTCATAGTTGGCGGCCTAGAAAGCGCAAGGCAAAGGCCAAGCCCAAGGCGAAGGCAACCCAAAGAGGGGTGCATAGTCGGGGTGCCAGCACCCACAGTTGGCGGCCTAGAAGAAAGTAGGCCAGTGGGTATTAGCGTGTAAAAAATCTCGCCCCCTAGAAGGCCTAGGCGGGTTCACTACAGAGAGGGGGAAGTAGCTCTCGGGCCAAACCCCCTACACAACCAAGGAAAGAAACAATGGCCAATCTCAATTTCGTACACGGACGCTGGATCAACTTGGACAAACCGGGGGGCCAGGTCTTCTTTGTCGGGGGCGGCACCGTCGCCGTAAACGGCAAGAGCGCGTCGGATACCAACCACGGCTTGACGCCCGAACAACCCCTGTCCACCATCGACGGCACGGCCGGTGCCTTTGCCAAGGTAGTGGCCGGACGCGGGGACACCATTGTGGTCCTGCCTGGCGCCGTCACGGTTACGGCGGCCATCGCTTTCGATACGGCCGACGTTACCTTGACCGGCATA